AGCTGGTGGATCCAACGGCATTGCCGGAGCTGGTGGTCTTGGAGGAGGTGCAGGCGGAGGTGGCTCACACCACGACAACAGTTCAATTGGCACTGCCGGAGCCGGTGGTGGTGTAGGACTTCTTGGTCAAGGAAGTAACGGTTCTGGCGGACAAAGTGGCACTTACGCGACCGGTGGAGGTGGAGGTTCTGGCGGCACAAATGGTGCAAATGAAGGGGCAAGCCAAGGAGCCGGTGGAATTTATGGCGGCGGTGGCGCCGGTCAATCAAATGATTCCAAAAACACCCCTGGTGGTAATGGAGGAAATGGAGCCGTTCGTATTATTTGGGGAGCAAATCGTGCCTTTCCATCAACAAACACTGGTAATCTTTAATCATGCTTATTCTTATTGAAAACGGGGTTGCGGTTGGTAATCCTATTTTGGAAACTAATTTTCAACAGTTATTCCCCAATGTTTCTTTCCCAAAAAACCTCACTTCTGATGATGTAGAGCCTTTTGGCTACGGCTTATACGAGTTTTCTACAGCTCCTCAAGCATCTCGCTACACAAAGTTTGAAGAGGTTGCTGCTACCCAAGATGGTCAAGGTGTTTGGCGGCAGACATGGGCAGAGATTGATATGTCCGAAGAAGAAATAGCTGCCGTTGATTTAGAGCAAGATAGATTGATTCGTAAAGAACGTAACTCGTTACTTCAGGAGTCCGATTGGACCCAGTTTAATGACAGTCCCTTGGCAGAATCTAATAAATCTGTCTGGGCAGTGTATAGACAAGCTTTGCGCGATGTTCCGGCACAATCCGGTTTTCCTTGGGATATTGTTTGGCCTGAATTGCCAGTATAATCAGAAGTAGGAAAATATTGCGATAAGCAATATCTAATAAGCCTTTTACCCTCTTTTAATTTTTATTATGTCACTAAGGATTCATGGGTCAACGGGCATTTCTGGTGTCGATGGATCAGCCAGTGCTCCCGTTATCAAAGGAACTGCCACCGATACTGGTCTTTTCTTTGGCAATAACACCGCTTCAATCGCAGCTGGCGGTAACGAGAGAGTTGTTGTTGGTGCCAACGGCCTAGATCTCAATGGCAATTTTGCCAGCAATGTGGTGGCAATGGCTGCTGACGACATTGATTGTTCAGCCGGGAATTATTTTACAAAGACTATCAACGGCAATACCACTTTTACTATTTCAAACGTCCCTGCAGCGCGTGCCTTCGCTTTTGTACTTGAGTTGACGCACACAAGTGGCACTGTTACTTGGCCGGCGTCGGTTGAATTTCCTGCCGCTACAGCACCGACTTTAACGGCGGGCAAAACTCATTTGTTCGTTCTAGTTTCTGACGACGGCGGGGCCACCTTCAGAACTAATACTGTGGCTGACTTCGATAATTGAAAAATGGATCCTATATCTTTAAAAGTTCTGCTTTCAGGGTCTAAACAGCAGAGCGATTCTCTGTACGTTGACGATCTTTTTAGTACGTTTTTATTTAACGGTACACGAAACACTCTGCAAATCCAAAATGGTATTGATTTAGCAGGTGAAGGCGGCATGGTTTGGTCGCAGGTCAGAGATAGCAGTAATAATTACGGAACTATTTATGATACAGAAAATGGAACTGGCCCACAAGGTGGTAGGTTCTTTAACGGACCGCAGAGCACTAATGGGACTGGCACCCAGAACGATGGTTTAACTTCTTTTAATTCTGATGGTTATACCCTAGGTGGCAATCTTTTTGAAAATTCCAACGATGCTACTTACGGCACAGAGCATGTCTCCTGGACGTTTCGCAAAGCGCCTGGTTTCTTTGATATAGTTACTTATACTGGGGATGGAAGTAATAGTCGAGCTATTAATCATAATCTAGGTTCTATACCTGGAATGATTATTATAAAGTCCACTTCTTCTAGTTCCTGGAATTGGATTGTTTATCATAGATCAACAGGATCATCTAATAAATTGCGGCTTAATCAAAATTCTGCCGCTGTTTCAGAGAACGGCAATTTTGGTGGTTTATCACCTCAAGCTACAACATTTGGCGTCGGGTATAACGCTACTAACGAGCTTAATACAACTTACGTCGCATACATATTTGCTCATGACGACGCACAGTTTGGCGCTGCTGGCGATGAAAGCATAATTAAATGTGGCAGTTACACGGGTACTGGTGGTTCGTACAATATGCAGTCGGAGAACGCAAGTGCCCCTGAAATTGACCTTGGGTTTGAACCTCAGTGGTTATTAATTAAAAATACAACTTCATCCTCGACGGATTGGTGGATATTTGACACGATGAGGGGATTTACTGCTAATGCTCTTGGTCCTCACAAATTCCTACATTCAAACAAAAACAGTTCAGAGGGTTCGTTATCTACGTCTTATGCATATCTAAAACTTACAAATAAAGGTTTTAAGATAACTGCGGGCCTTGGTGCTTATTTTAATGAACAAAGTAATGAATACATTTATATGGCAATCCGCCGTCCGCATAAGCCGCCCACGGCTGGAACGGATGTGTTTACTACTGGCGTAAACACTCAATCAGTGCCTGAATATGTTTCTAACTTTGTTGTTGACTGGGCTTTTCATAGAAACGTTGCCTACTCAGGTAGCTTTGAAAGCAATACTCGCGTGACAGGGCCTTTCAAACTTTTTCTAAACAGCATTAATTCAGAAGTCTCGCATAATAATGCCCCGTTTGATTTTATGGACGGGTGGGGCCAAAACTTGGCGAATGATCCTAATTATCTCTCTTGGATGTTCCGCCGTGCCCCAGGTTTCCTTGATGTAGTTGCTTATTCTGGGCATCCAACAACACCTTCACAGAATGTGCCTCATTATCTTGGTGTCAAACCTGAGCTGATGATAGTCAAAGACCGAAATCGACAGACGAACTGGATTGTTTATCATAAACTTCTGACTGGTCTTCAATTTACTAGATTAAATACTAACGGGACCCCATCAACGAGTGGAAGTTTAGCCTGGAATAATGCTGAACCAACTGCTACACATTTTACTCTTGGAACTAATTATTGGGATACTAATTTTTATACCAGTAACTATGTTGCCTTTCTCTTCGCCACTTTAGACGGTGTCAGCAAAGTAGGTTCTTATACTGGCACGGGTTATGATATTGACGTTGACTGTGGATTTACAAACGGCGCTCGCTTTGTGTTGATTAAACGTGCAGATCAAATCAGCCAAGGAGATTGGTATCTTTGGGATTCATCTCGTGGCATTGTTAGTGGCAATGACCCTTATGTCAGTACAAATAACAATAACAGCCCAGTAACTAATACTGATTACATCGATCCACTTAACTCAGGATTTACAGTAACCTCATCAGGCAATTATGACCTTAACCAAAGTGGTGGTACTTATATCTTCCTGGCTATCGCCTGATCTTAGAACCAGTATAATCAGTTAGAGAAATATTGCTTAGTGCAATATCTAATAAGCCTTTAACCCTTTTTAAATTTTTACTATGGCACTAGAGCTTGACGGGGATACAGGTATTTCCGGTATTGATGGGTCCGCAGCTTCTCCAGTTTTTAAGGGAACTCAAGGGGGTACGGGTCTTTACTTTGATTCAACCACCAGCCGCTTTGTGTCTGCTGGTTCAAACATTATAGAAATTAACGCCAATGGTTTAGCTTGCCTTGGCAACGTCGTTTCTAATGCCATCGCCCTTTCTGGTTATGACATTGATTGCCGTGAGGGGAATTACTTTACTAAAACCTGCGACGGGAATAGTACGTTCACAATCTCAAATGTACCTGCTTCTGTTGCCTTCACTTTTGCCTTAGAAATTACACATACGTCCGGCACACTTACATGGCCAGCTTCAATTAAGTGGCCTGGCGATACGCCGCCAACGCTTACCTCTGGCAAGACTCATGTGTTTGTCTTTGTCACTGATGACGGGGGCACTAGGTGGCGAGGCGCGGCGCTTGTGGATTACGTGAACTGAGGTGCGTAATGGATATAAATACTTCAAATCTTTTACTAGCGGCAGGCGGTTCTGGTAGTGGTGGTGGTGCCAGTAGCTCACTTTTTGTTGACGATCTTTTTCGTACTTTTACATATAATGGCAACGGCTCAACACAGACAATAACAACTGGTATTGATAACACCGAGAAAGCTTTAGTTTGGATTAAGTGCAGAACTCCTAGTAATGAAAATCATATGTTATTTGACACCGAAAATGGTGTCAATAAATTTCTCGCCACTAACACAACTAATCCTTTATTCAGCACGAATAATGGTGTAACTGCTTTCAATTCTGATGGTTTTACTACCGGAAATAATGGAGCAACAAATGGCGGATCAAAAAAGTATGTAGCCTGGAATTTCAAGGCAGCGCCTGGTTTTTTCGACATAGTCAAATATACCGGTACAGGTAGTGTTCAAAATATTTCTCATAATCTTGGCAGTGTGCCGGGAATGATAATGGTTCGTTGCCTAGTTGGCACGCATGACTGGGAGGTTTATCACCGATCAACAGGCGCGGGGAAAAGTCTTCATATTAATCAGACAGCCGCTGCCAATAACGATGGTTCTGTTTGGAATAGCACTACTCCCACTTCAACTGAATTTACAGTTGGAACAAATGGCAATGTTAATCAGAATGGCCATACTTATGTAGCTTATATTTTTGCTCATGACGATCAGTCGTTTGGTGAAAACCAAAACGAGTCAATAATTAAATGTGGAGACTACGCAGGTACAGGCTATCAATACAATGAAATTAACGTAGGTTTTGAGCCTGAATTTCTAATTTTCAAAAATATTACTAGCAATGATAATTGGTATGTAATGGACACCATGAGAGGTTTAACCGCTAATGGTTCGCCAGATGCTTATATGTTTCCGAACAGCACATCCACTGAAGGTCAAGCCAGTTTCATGTACGCTACATCTACTGGTTTTGGTTTTACTGCTACTGGTTCTGGAGCTAATAGCAGCGGAGACCAATTTATCTACTTAGCAATTCGTCGGCAAAATAAACCCCCTGTAGTTGCTTCGGACGTATTTGAGATTCAAACAAAAGGTGCTTATAGCGCCAATGAAGTAGTTCCTTGCAATTTCGTACCAGATATGTTTATTGCAAAGGATTCAACAACCACTTACCCATGGTACATAGAGCCACGATTGACTGATCGTTGGATGAATACTAATAATACAGATCCCGAACCTACTTCGAGTTCGTTAGATTACTTTAAATGGGATAGTCCTGGAGGAAAAATTGAAACTGGCAGTTATACTGGCGACCCTATTTTTTATCAATTTAAACGTGCCCCAGGTTTTCTCGACGTAGTTACCTGGAGGGGTAATGGTTCTACCAGAGAAATACCACACAACCTTGGTGTTACACCTGAATTCCTTGTAATTAAAAGTAGAACCACTTCTGAATTTTTTATTGCTTACACAACTCTCATTGATGGATCAATGGATTATGGTGAGTTACATAATTCCTCTTCCCAGTTCCAGGATAGTCAAAATAGCGCTCCTACCTCAACCCACATAAATTTAACTTCTGGTTCTGTGGTCAATGGTTCCGGTATTGATTATGTTGCTTACGCCTTTGCAACTCTTCCCGGTATCAGCAAAGTAGGTGTTTATACAGGCAATCATTCGGATCCCAATGATAATAATATTGACTGTGGGTTTACATCTGGCGCTAGATTTGTGTTGATTAGACGGACTGACTCCTATGGTTCTTGGTATGTTTACGATACTTCCCGAGGTATAGTAAATGGGAATGATCCATACTTTGCTTTAAACGATAATGCTGCACAGAGTACCAATTCTGATTACATTGATCCATACAGTGCAGGTTTTACAATTAATCAAAATGCTCCCGCCATGCTCAATTCTTGGCAGGGCAAGTTCTTCTTCCTAGCCATTGCCTAAATAATCTTTCATCTACTAATTATGGAAATTCGTAAGCGTGTTACTGGTGAGCTGACAACCGTTAGTCAGTTTAAAGCTTTATATCCCAATACATCGTTTCCAAAGCAGATTACTGCCGAGGTTCTTGATTCATACGGTTATGACCCACTTCTTCAGGGGCCTCAAGCTACCGTCACTGCGCCGTATGAGATCAGTGTTAGAGACGGTGTTGAACAAATTAATGGTCAATGGTTCACCAAATATGTTGTAGGGCCGATCTTCAGCGATACGACTGACGAGGATGGAAACCTCACCACCGCTGCTGAAAATGAGGCTGCCTACAGGGCTGGTATTGACGCGCGGGCAGCAGAAACTGTTCGATCAGCTCGCAATCAACGCTTAGCAGAATCCGACTGGACACAGCTTCTTGATCAACCTTTTTCTGCTGAAGACCAAACTGCATGGGCGGAATATCGTCAGGCTTTGCGCGATCTTCCAGAGTCGGCTAGCTTCCCCCACGATGTCACCTGGCCTGAAGCACCTGGCGCATAAGTTTTGATTTGTTTAAATCTATTGGCTCGCTTTTATTATTGCGAGCCTTTTTAAGTTTCAACATCACAACAAAGGTATTATAAATTTAGTGGTTTTAATAGTTTGGAACCGGTATTGCCTGTCAGCATTGTTGTAGGTATTGCAGGCGGTGCTCTTTCTGCCGTTGTAACTCTAGGCCGTAAATTTGAAGCCATTGATCAAAAGCAGCAGTCGCACGTAGCTCTTATTGAAAAACGCATGGATACTATTGAATTGCGACTTGCTCAGGATTACGTTGATAAGACTGACTTGCAAAACATTCTTGAAAGGCTGGATGCAAGAATTGACAGAATGGATTATAAACTTGATCAAATTTTAATTGGTTACAATAAGACAGCTCCTCCGCAATTATAAAAAGTGGGCTTTATTGAATCTCCAATTTTTTGGGTAATCCTTGCAGCGATTTCTGAAATTCTCGCGCTTATCCCAAATGAAAAGGTGAAATCTAATTCATTGTTTCAGCTTGCTGTAGCTGCTCTTAATTCACTGCTGCTTAACCGTAAGGGAAAGTAAATTTGCCGCCTGACGGGCAGATTGTTTGGAGTTATCACTCTAGATCCCTATTGGCGCTGCTCCGTAGGTGGATCAATAAAAATAAGTTCGCAAGGTCTATTTCCTTACGCTTAGATCAAGCTGAAAGAAAGTGGCGCGAGGCCCAGCCTGTTGATGAGGTTAAGCCCGAGTTTATTGAACATGAACCTGACGGATCTGAAGCGCAGTCTGTGCTCGGCGGCATTCTCCAGCTACGTCATAAATTTTTTTCTAGAGATGAGTAGATTTGAACCGCATAAACTGCGTGATTTTTTCAAGTATTACGATCCAGAAAACCCTCTGCATGTTGATGCTGTAGATCTATTGCAGGAAGAGGTTGAATCGTTAGATCCAGACACCATGAGCGATTATGCGGCATGGGCACGTCTGTATCGTTCAAAAAAGAATGTAAACGTGGGGTTGAAATTCACCCCGTTTCTTTTCGAGAAGCTTACGGGCCGTCCGGCG